CACGGGCTTACTTCTGGCGGGTCCCTTTCGGGGGCCAGTTAACTAACCTTACTTGGAGTTTAATATGGCACTCGAAATGTATGACATTTCTGCTTGTTCAGACAAGCTGGACCACAAAATCGCTGCGATGATGCTTGAAAGAGCAACGCCGCAGTACTCGCTTAGCGAGAAGGTTCGGCTTTTGTCAGAGATGTTGTTGCGGGCCTATCAGGAGTCAATGAGTAACGAAGGCGTGGTGACCTTCGGCTCCATGACTGAGCTAGCGGCGGCCGTGCTTGAAGGTAACTCCTTCAAGACTACATGGACGTCGCCACGCTATAAGTCTCCTCTTCGGGAGACGTTCCTGAGTGCTGAGAGGCTCATTCGTGAGCTAGGCCTGGTGGACAAGCACACTGGTCTTTAAATCTCGTTTGCTACTCTTGTAGACTTTATGGAGGCTGTATGATCTACAATCTTTTGTCGTGGATCAAAGGTCTCTTTGGTCGATCCGTTAGAATGGGGCAGAATCCAGTTGCTAACTGGACTATTTTGCCATATTCTTTTGAGGTCGACTGGTATGTTCGTGTACGCAAGAACACGGATGTGTCCAAGGTCACGGAGGACCCTCCCGCTAACTACGGGGGAACGGAATGACCACGGGGAGCTATTCGCTTGATGCCTTCCAGGCAGCAGGTGGTGGTTCCTGGGTCGGGACCAAAGGGTCCAACTCGTGGTCTGGGACTGATGAACCCAGGCTACCGAGAGTTCCGACTTCGTACTATTATATACACCGTACGGAGTATGATCCTCGGAAACGACGTGATGTCGTTAAGCGCTATAAGATCCGCAGACCGGGTTTTACCCCGAAGCGGGCGCGGCATAGTGAACATGCCTTCACTCGGACCTACCTAAGGCTCGAGCAGGCAAACGTCACTGGACCCGTTGGCACTTTTCCCGACTTCCTGTATATTAACGCAGGCAGTTGGTCCGCAAGCAGTCTGTTGACTGCTAATGACCAAATTAAACTGGTCAATAAGCTTACCGAGAAGCTAAAGGGCTCCGACTTCAATATGTCGGTATTCCTTGGAGAAGGTCATCAGACCCTCAAGTTACTGGGGGACACGGCGATAAAGCTTGCGAAAGCTGGACACCATGCCCGGAAACTTGATTTGCTCGGTGCGGCACGAGCTCTCTTCGAAGGCACGACGCGGAAGCCGCTTGCGCGGCATGACTGGACGAAACGTCGTCCGGGTGCGCCCTCTGCTAAAAACGCATCCTCTCTCTGGCTTGAACTCCAGTATGGATGGTTACCGCTGTTGAAAGATGCGGAGGCGTGTGCGCAATCGTTAGCGCATGCCCTAAACTACCCGACCGTGCAAACGTATCGTGTCGGAGTTCGTCGTGAGACGAACGACGTGGTAGTCGATAATTCGAACCCTTCGTTCAAATTAGCCCTTCATAGGACCAAAAGTCATAGAAGAGGGTTGATTGCTCGTATTTCGGAAAAACCGACTGCCTGGGCCACGTTAGGCCTTCTAGACCCCGAGCTGGTTGCTTGGGAACTTTTGCCTTTCTCATTCGTTGCCGACTGGTTCATACCTATCGGCAGCTGGATGGAGGCAAGAGCCTGGGCCAGTCGTCTGACTGGTACTTTCATCACCACTGACAAGCGCACCGCGCTTGCAGGTCCTGTATTGTTCAACGGAGCTCCGCGAACTGCTTCGAGGTACAGGAATATGCTCTTTGATCGCGTCATCTCTACGACCCTAGCCGTGCCAATGCCCCAGATGAAATCTCTGGGGAAAGTGGCAAGTTGGCAGCACTGCGCGAACGCGATCGCGCTAGTGACACAGGTCTTCACAGGTGGCAAAGTTCGGTCTTGATCAGACCAGGGTGGTGTCCCTCACTGAACTTCGGGCCCAAAGCTCGGAACAATGGAGTTTATCCATGGCTGCACAAGCCTCAATTACCGTCTACGACGGTGCGTCTACCCCGGTTTCCCACACCTTCACCGGTGAGGAAGTTGCCAGGCTCGTTGATGGAAGTGTGGTTGCTTCGTGGAAGGAAACGTCTCTGACGTTGCCCGATTACGCTTGCAATCGCATCAAGATCACGAAGCGGAAGCTGAAGAACGGGATGACCCGTGTCGAGGTCTCGGTCGAGATCCCCGTCATGGAAGCTGTGAACGCGCAAAACTCGTCCGGATATACGGCGCCGCCGAAAGTGGCGCACGTGGTCAAGGAGAGCCTTGTTGTGTTCAGGCACGAGCGAAGCACGGAGACTGACGCGCGGTTGGCGCGCATGATCCTCGTGAACGTGGCCAACAACATTTCGACCTCGGTCGCGGCGGCAACGTCCGGTCCTGTGTCAGATGCTGTTGACAAGTACATCCTTCCGACTTAATTGTCGGGCGTCGTGAGACGTAGGAAGTATTTCCAAGATTCGTCTTGGACACGTACTGCTCCGTACTGGAGTAGACGTCGCTTAATCATCATCGCAGTTCTTGCGATGTTCGTCTTTAGTGACGAGATAACCCTCTTTAAGGAGAGCTTATATGAAGTGCTTGAGCCACTGGTTGGAGGTTTTGCCCGAAAGCATGTCTCTTGACATCCTCAGGGATCTGGCGTACTCGCACGCTTGCGAAGCGGGCCCTTACGAGATACAGTTGAAAGACTGGATCCACAGGTGCAAGTTTCGTGAGTTGTGCACTTTCGAGGTAGACTACTCTTTAGACGGCCTTACTCCGCATGCTGTGAAGCATGCTCGCCAAGCCGTCGCCTTCTTCTCCAAGCTAAGACACCTGAATATCGGTGTCGATCGCGAGGAGGTCGGTATGAGCAAGTTCCTCGAAGCCGAACGGCTATGCAGTGAAACAAATCTTCGGTTGGAAATGCGTCGCAGGGGTACCCTAGGGTTTCCTCAGCGCGTTGAGACTGTGTTTTTGCAGGCTCAGCGGAAAATACGCAAAGTACTCGGCGACGTCCCGTCGCTCGAAGATTTAACACTGCGGTTCGGTCCAGGCGCGACCAGGAAAACGCGCAAGTCGGATGCATCAATCAGGGCGAAGTGCTCTGAGGGCATCTGCTGTAGTGAAGAGCTCTTTCCGCTTGTGAAAGCGATGTTAAGAGAGCTGCCGCACTTGTCGTCGGAATCGGCTGACCTTTCGTGGGTTGACGAGGATGGTGATGAGTGGGACAGAGTAAGTGTGGAGCTAAATCACACGATGCTCTGCTTCGTCTTCAAGAATGCACTGACATACCGCTTAATCGGCGTCGAGCCCTTGCTGAACATCATGTATCAGCTTGGCTACGGTGTCGAGATGGCGAAACGTCTTGCCGCATTCGGTGTGGACATCAGGGACCAAACGCCTAATCAGCGTGCGGCTCTTGAAGGATCCTTAACCGGCGCTTTAGCAACGCTGGACCTTAGTAGTGCCTCAGACACAGTCTCGCGAGAGATTGTTTATGAGCTTCTTCCCCTGAACTGGGCCCACGTGCTTGCACGTGGTCGCTCGGTGAAGATCGAGCTGCCATCCGGCAGTATCGTGACTCAGGAGAAGTTCTCCGCAATGGGGAACGGTTACACTTTTCCTTTGGAGACCCTAATTTTCTGGGCTCTAGCGTCTTCTTGTTGTGAAAACGACGAGAGGGTGAGCGTTTATGGGGACGATATTATCGTTCCGACTCAGTACTTCAGTCTCGTGACTGAGGTGCTGCGTTACGCAGGGTTTGAGGTTAACACGAAGAAGTCCTTTAGTACGACCCCGTTCCGGGAATCGTGTGGACACGACTATTTTGAAGGCACCAATGTCCGTCCATTTTATCAGAAAGAATGGATCAGCGGACAGTCGCTCTTCACATTGCACAATTTCTACGTGCGGTGTGGGGATGATGCACGAGCAAGACGGGTTAAGGAGTTCATCCACCCCGCGCTTTGCATCTTTGGCCCTGACGGCTTCGGAGATGGCCACCTCATCGGTGATCATCAACGACGTCGGACTCCATCACAGGAGTCTCGAGGGTACGGCGGCTACTTCTTTGAAACGTTTTCTACGAAGAGTCGACGAGAAGACCGCGAGGTCCTCAAGACGAATCGAGGAGACTTCCCTGCGTCACTTTACTCCGTTTACATGCGGGGCGAAGTTCAGCCCGGTTTTCCTGAAAGGGATGGCCGGTTCGACGAGAAACAGTTCTTCGGTGCGCTCATAAGGCGCACTGTTCCTGCTCTCGCTGATTCGCTGTTAGACACTTGTACACCTGTCTCTGAAGACGAATCCGAAAGGAAAGTCTGGACCCTTCCAGGGTCCGATGGGTATAAGAAGATTAAGGTCTACAAACTCGGGAGCTAAACACTCCCACGGCACCTCCTTTGGGTGTTGCTGAAAGGCTGGGTG